CCCTAATTCAGTCCTTATTCTATATGATTGACCCATTAATTTCTTTAATTAATAAATAGTTTATGCGGGATTTTTAAAGTGAACCCACACAATTAAATAATAATCTAAAGAAAAAATAAATAAACTTGTTAAGAGAAAGTAATTGATTGGAAGTTCTTAACCGAAACTCTAATGTCTTTACCAGGATATCTAATCTGATAAACTTGTGATGGTTGAGCAAAAATAGTGTCGTCAACAGGTGCAATCGTTTTAAGTGCAGGGTCTGAGTATTCCATAGATGTTTCAGCTGACGAATATTGTCCTCCAACCTCATTGAACACATCCAAACTAGCAACCGTCAATACACCATTTGTATTTTGAATAATACTTCTGATTTCCGATAGGTATACATTCTGACCCAATTGTCTTGTTTGTGGATTGAAGTACGCTGACACTTTATCAATAACACTTGAGATAACTTGTCCTGAGTTTTGAGCAGAGTCCAATACAATCGAAACGTCAACACTCAAGTCAATAACTTCAGCACTGAATATTGATATGTAATCATTCATCATACGATAGTTTGATAAGTAATTTGCAATATTTTGTCTCAAAGTATTTGACACGATATTAGTCAATTTACCTGACGTATCATAAGATAATATTTGAATTAGAATCTTATTGTCGTTTTCAGTAATAGACACTTTTGCAGGTGCCCCAAACTGAGCTGGCATGTTTCTAATAATTGATTCATAATCCTGTACCGTAACCGCTCTCTTTTGAGCTGCAAAGTTAAACGATACATAGTTTCTAATTTCTTCTAATGATGGTATACCCGCTCCACCAACCGCGGCAGTTACGTTAACGCATCGTAATGAATTGATTACCGCAGAGTTTGTAGTTTCAGAAGGACCATTAACAAAGAAAGATACGGTACCAATCTGATTGATGACATTAGTTCCCAAGTTTGTTGCTAACCCACCACCAACTCTATATTGAATAAACAATGTTGAATTTGGTGTTAATGTTGCACCTAATGAAAAATTGTTAGAATATTTTTGAAGTTCTAATGTTGTACCTAAAGTTGTAAACTGATTTAATTGGTCTTGAGCAGTATTTGTTCCACCACCAAATGTCATTTTTTTAAATCCTTCAGGTGTGTATTCGGTAATGAATCTATTTTGAGTTTGAATATATCGACCTACTTTAATACCAGGTTGGTCAGATACTTTTGTAGGGTCTTCAATAAAGACTCTATCTTCGGCTAAAGCGTCCACTTCATACCATCTATTGTCCGCACCTAAAAATTCTGCGGTTGTAGGTATATTGGTATATTGTGTACCATTTTTTAGTAATACACTTGTAATACCTAATACGTTCTTTTCGGGTAAGAAAAGTTCAAAGAATGGTTTAACATCGTTAGCACTGATAACTCTTTTGAATACTTTAGTAATACCATTAACAACGATTTCTCGTTTTGTGATTGTATAATTTACAAGTATTCCATTAGAATTAAAATTAGGTATTTTTAATCTATTTGGGAAACCTTGAGCATTGTATGGCGATGCGAAATCAATATCGTAAACATTTTCAAAGACAACACCAGCACCGACAACTTGAGAACCTCTTAATAATGTACCAAGATATCTTTCATCTTCTTTATCACCAAATGCAGGAACTGTAACTGAGAAATCAACTAAGGCAACTGATGGTCTTTGACCTGGTAATTTTAATCCGTAAGTTCTGGCAATATTATAAATTGACGACCTTTGTTGAGCATATTGTAATACGGTCTCCTGAATACTTCTGTCAATATTATAATGTAAGTTGTCCGCAATTGCTGCGTTTAAATCGATAAATACTGAGAATACCGATGCGTCATTAAAATCCTGTATTAAATCAGGATAATATGTTTTTGTGTAATTTAAGAGTTCAGTTCTAATTGACTGATAATCTCTGGTTGCGTACGATATTCTATTATTTGCCATTTATATTAAATATTAATAATTACAAAATCACTCTGTCCATATGTTGACCCGTTGGTTGAGTAATCTAATCTTATTTTTGCGGTATATTCGGAAGTACCTTTACCAGGAAATCTATAAATTGACGATTCACTAGTTCCTACCGAATTTTGTCCTGTAGCAATATCAACCTCTTCTTGAGCATCTGCAGGTGTTATACTTAAACTATTAACCAACAGGTTTGGCATGAATGTCTCAATCGCATCTCTAATATCAGATTCAATCGCATTAAATGTTAACCCATCAAATGGTTCAAAAAGAAATTCATATAATCTTGTACCAAATTGAGGTAAAAAATATCTTGAACCTTTTCTTGTTAACAATAAATGTATTAAGTCGGCTTTAATTTCCTGAGACTCTAATTCGGTAAGTTCTAAGTAGTCACCTCGTCTAGAATCCCTAAAGGGAAAATTTATACCATAAGTAATTCCATTTGCCATAACAATAAATATAATACTATCTATTTTTCTTTAAATAGATTAAAAATGAAAAATCCCGATTGTGTCGGGATTTTCAAATTAGGAACTACATCCAAAACATTCAAAAGGACTATCTTCAGGTTTTGTAGTTAATTCGTAATCAACTTTAGGTATTTCAACTTTAAGTTTAGGTTGTGATATTTTTGAAACATCAACCGCTAAGTGTTTAGCTCCTGTTGAAATTGCTTTAGTTCTAACGTAATAACATAAAGTTTTTAAACCTTTTTCCCATGAATGGAAGTGTGATGAGGTAATCTTAGACAATGTTGGGTTAGCCATGTAGATATTCATTGATTGTGATTGGTCGATGAATGGTGCTCTGTCCGCCGCCATGTTAATCAATTCTCTTTGTGAAATCTCCCAAATTGTTTTGTACTTACTAATCAAGTGTTCAATACGTTTAACTTTCTTGGTATAGTTTTTATCCTCAGTATCAAGGTGATTATTGAAGTTAATGTTTTGAACTGAACCTTCATTTAAAATGATTTCATTTTTCAATTCTTCACTCCAAATACCAATCTTTTCAAAGTCATTAATCAAATACTTGTTCACAATCATAATCTCACCACCAACAACTCTTCTGTTAAATAACGCTGAGTGAGCTGGTTCTGTCATTTCAAATGAACCTGTAATCTTAGCTGAAGATGCCACAGGCATCTGAGCCGTGAATAACGAGTTACATACTCCATGATTAGATACCTCTAATTTAAGACTATCCCAATCCCATAAACCACCTAATCCTTCGTAATCTAATCCCCACATATCAAATTGGAATATTCCTTTTGACATTGGTGAACCTTCAAAATGTGCGTATGGTTTGTGTTTACCTGTCTTACATAACTCCATACTTTCAGTGATTGCTGCGAAGTAGATAGTTTCAAAAATGTTTTTATTTAATTTCTTAGCCTCTTCAGATGTGAAGATATAATCCATCAAATAAAATACGTCAGCCAAACCTTGAGTACCAATCGCAATTGCTCTTTGGTCTAATCCACCCTTTCTACCTTTTTCAGTTGAGTAACTGTTAATATCAATAACTTTGTTAAGAGCTCTAACAACTTTTCTTACTTCACTATAAAGTAGGTTAAAATCAAACTCACCTTTCTCAATAAAGTTTTTCAAAACCATCGAAGATAATGTACAGATTGCCGTAGTTTCTTCATCGGTGTATTGGTAAATCTCATTACAAAGGTTTGATTGTTTAATCACCCCAATGTTTTGGTGGTTTGTTTTCTTGTTAGCATTGTCTTTAGAACATAAATAAGGAACACCAGTTTCAACTTGTGATTCAATAATCTTAGTCCAAACATCTTGTGCTTTAACTTTTTTACCAAGACCTAACTCAACTGCTTTGTTGTAGTTTGCTTCGTATTCATCACCATAACATTCTTGAAGTGGTTTAATACCAGCTTTAAGAATATCGTTTGGACAGAACAAATACCAATCAGTACTTTCCTTAACCGCTCTCATGAAGTTGTCAGGAATCCAAAGAGCCGTGAATAAATCTCTTGCTCTTAATTCTTCCGCACCTGTGTTCTTTTTTATATCTAACAAGTCCATAACATCTTTGTGCCATGGTTCGATGTAGATAGCAGCACTACCAGGTCGTCTTCCTTGTTGGTTAAAGAATCTTAACGACTCGTTAACTATTTTCAAATATTTCAACAATCCACCCGCAAATCCACCTGATGAATTGATACGACTTTCTTTACTTCTGATGTTAGACATTGATAAACCAATACCTGCAGCGTCTGAAGAATAAGTTGAAATATCATTCAATGTTTGTAATAAACCATTACGTGAATCTGAGTTATTATAATGTAATACACAAGACGCTAATTGAGGAACTTTTGTTCCTGAATTAATAATGATTGGTGTTGCTGGTGAAATAAGTTGATTGGATAAAGAATGGTAATATTCAACCGCTTCTTCAAATGAGTTTGTTACCCATAGAGCAACTCTCATGTACATGTGTTGTGGTCTTTCGACTACTTTACCTTGAGGTGTCTTTAACAAGTACATTTCTTGTAATGAACGCCAAGCAAAGTAATCAAAGTTATAATCGTTCTCGTGATTAATAACTTCATCAATTTTGTCGTGACCGTAAGAGTTCATCATTTCAACTAATTTGTCATTAATAACACCAGTTGAATGTAACTCCATAATAGTTTCACAAAAACTATCATTAGTTTCTTTGTGGTACGCAGAAATCGCAACTGATGAAGCTAACCTTGAGTAGTCGTGATGACTACCAGTATATGCCGCAGCAATTTCGTAAACTAACTTATCTAACTCTTTAGTTGTGATAAGTCCTTCAGTTGGAACTGATGTAATAACTTTGATGAAGATTTCATCAGAGTTTACGTTCAATCCTTTCGCCGCACGTTTAACTCGATTATAGATTTTTTGAGGATTAAATGATACGTCCTCACCGTTTCTTTTTTTAATTTTTAATGACATCATATTGTTTTAATATTAGAAATCTTCCTCAAAGGAGATTGTCTCATTTAATTTTGCTTTTTGATACTCTACCGTTCTTGACTCGAAGAAATTTCCTTTTGTCTCAACAGCAATTTGTTCCATGAATTTAAATGGTTGTTCAACATTGAATTCTTTTTTACAACCCAACTTAACCAATAAACCATCAACAACGAACTCAAGATATTGTTTCATTAAGTTTGAGTTCATACCGATTAACGATACTGGTAAGGATTCAGTAATGAATTCTTTTTCAATCTCTAATGCGGATAATAAAATCTCACGGATTCTTTTCTCACTTGGTTTGTTTTCAATGTGGTTGTTTAACAAATGAATTGCGAAATCACAATGTAAGTTTTCATCTTTAAAGATTAAAGAATTAGCGTTACATAAACCTTGCATGATACCTCTTGATTTCAACCAGAAGATTGAACAGAATGAACCTGAGAAGAAGATACCTTCAACCGCGGCAAATGCCACCAATCTTTCTTGGAAAGATGATTTTTCAATCCAATCCAAAGCCCATTTAGCTTTCTTTTGAACTGCGGGTAGATTGTCCAATGCGGTGAAACATAAATTCTTTTCTTCCTCATTTGAGATATAAGTGTCAATAAGAAGTGAATACATCAAACTATGGATGTTCTCCATCATAAGTTGGAAACCATAGAAGAATTTCGCTTCAGGATATTGTACCTCACGATAAAAGTTTTCAGCCAAGTTTTCATTAACGATACCATCAGAAGCTGCGAAGAACGATAAAATGTTTTTAACAAAATATTGTTCGTTCTCAGATAGATTATTCCAATCTCTGATGTCATTAGTTAAATCTACTTCTTCAGCCGTCCACAATGCCGCTTGGTGCATTTTGTAGTACTCCCAAATGTCATTGTGCTGGATTGGGAAGATAACAAACCTATTAGGGTTCTCTATTAATATTTTTTCCATAATTGTTTTTTGTGTGTTTTAAGATTGTTTTTGTTCTTCTCTTTGTTTTCTTTTTTCCAACAGTTCTTTAACTCTGTCTCTTTTTCTTTCCTCTTGTTGTTCTTCAAAACCTAAGAATGTTACAGATGACTCTGTATCGATTTCAAGTAGTTCGTTGTTGAACTTACAGTTCTCGAACACTACCCCATCTTTACCAATACGTGATTTGGTAATCGCAATAGTTGCTAAGTTCATTTCTTTTTGTTGTAAAGTTTTAGCCACGGAAATGATAACGTGTCCAACTTGTGCTTTCTTAATAGAACCACCCATCTGGTCGGTGGTAACAACCTCAGAAGATATAGAGCTTCTGTTACCCTGTGTTGCTGTCCATCCTACTAATGATAGTTCGTGACACATCGCCTCGAAACCTCTCATTACGGAACCTTCAGCTTTCCATTCATCTTTGCTTGAACTCTCAGGAACGACACAATCAATGTAGTCCAAAAGAACCAAATCAATCTTAGTACCATCAGCAATCATCTTTCTGATTTGGTTTTTGATTTGATTCATAGTCATTGAATCTGAAGGGAGTTTTTTCAAGATTAACTCGTTCTTCATCGTTTCTTTGATGTCCGTGATTTTAGCCATTACTTCCTCTTTGTGTTTTACCAAGTTGTCTGGTTCGATACCCGTCCAAAGTGTGAAGTGTTTACGTTGTACAATCTTTGGGTTGTCTTCAAAAAAGATTTGAAGAACATTATATCCAAGATTAAACGCATTGTTTGCAATCTTTGTTAGGATAGTTGTTTTACCAACACCTGTGGGTGCTAAGATAACACCAATTTCTCCTTTTGCCAAACCACCTTTAAGTAATCTGTCAATACCTGGTATTCCAATCGCAATTGGGTGACGGAAATCCTCATCAAGTACTGTCTCAAGGTTAGAGAAGATATCAGTTGTACCTGTATCTTTTTCACCAACCTGTAATGCTTCACGAACCAAACTCTCAACTTTATCATAAGATTCAAAGTCACCTTCGGTAATGATTTTTTGGGCTTTGTCCATAGCCTTCTGTAATTCTTGTTGTTTACAGAACTTCAACGCCTTTTCTTGAACGAACATTGTTCCTTCAAACGGAGCGTCTTTTACTTGTTTGATAGTGTCAAGGACAATTTTCGCAACTAATTCTTGCGAAATCTCAGATTTTACAATCTGTTCAAGAGTATCGAAGTTAGGGGTAGATTGGTATTTTGCGTGGTACTCCTTGGTCATTTGCAAGATAATCTTGAAGTATTTGTTATCAAAATAAGAACTCTCAATTACATCCATAATTGATGTTGAAAATTCTTTATCCACGATAAGTTGGTTTAAAAGTTGTATTTGGAATGTATTCCCTAAGTAGTCAAAATTCTTGTTCATATTGTATTTGTTCTTTCGTCTGTTTTATTAAATATAGCTCACTTTAAGTCAAATCCCAAATAATCAAAAGATAATTTTTGACCTGAAAAAATGTCAGTTAATTCACGTAAAACGTCTTTAAGAAATGGTCGTACATCAACCGTATAACGAACTTTTGGTGGAAACAATTTTCCATCAAAATATCTATGACAAATTGTCTGTTCTCCAATTTTAACATAAATGTTGAATTGCTCACTACCTTCAGTGAACGATGTGTCCATGATTGAAGGGTCAGTTACGATTGCATCCTTATTGTCCATCATGTAAATAACTGTTTTCATCTTTAAGTTGTACTCAAGCTCATCTTTAAGTCGTTTTACAAAGTCGTATAACTCCAATGAGTTTTTCGCTTTTGGGTTGTACCCACGAACATTAAAGAATCTTTGAACTACGATGTTGTCATTCAACGTCAATAAGAATTCCATTTTGGTGCTGTCTTGCTCTTTCATAATTAATTTTTGTTTGTATTTCTTTTTTCTTTTCTTGTTAATTTCATAAAGGGTTTGAGGAAGTTTACCCAAGCTTCATCGTTCTTGGGTAGATACTTAAAGAGACCATCTTCCATCATCATTCTCATTAAGTTCTTATATCCCCTATCTGTAGGGTCTATAGTGTCTGTTAAAATTTGTTCAACTAATTCTTTTCCATCGGCAGTAATTAAAGGGTTTGTAAGGTCGACTATCTTTTTGTTTGTTGTATAAAACTCTTCACCAAGTATAGTTGATTTTGTTTTACCAGTCAAAAGATTTGTCAATGTTTTGGAAGGTTTGTCTTGCGGGATATTTCGTGCACAATCCAAGATTTCTTCGATAGTGCATGGTTTTTCCTGCAATTGGGGGAATAATTTAATTAAAGTTTTTTCACCAAGTCCTTGAATACCGTCTATATTATCAGACTTATCTCCCGTAAACACTTTTGTTAACAATACATTATAGTGAGGTATGTCCACCTTGTTGATGGATATCATATCTCCGTTTTTAAAGTACTGTTTTGTGATTGGGGAGTAGATGGTCACATTCTCAGAGATAAGTTGTGTAAGGTCCTTGTCTGCGGAAAAAATGATAATCTTTTCGTCTTTAGATATCTTACAATAATGAGCGATGAGGTCATCAGCTTCATTATCTTCAACTTCAAGTTGTCTTACAAATATCTCTTCAAGATATTGTTTAACACGAGACCTTTGATACAAATATGAATCGTACTTGTATTCATTCATACTCTCTCGTCTGTTCTCTTTGTATTGGGGGTATATAGATTTTCTGATAGATGAATTTGATTCACCATCCCAAAACACAACAACTTTATCATGGTTGTGTTCTTCAAGGAATTTACGGAGTATGTTCACAAAGTGAAATACTCCGCCCACGTGGTCTCCGTTGTTAAAAACATCTTTGGCTCCGTGGAATCCTATTTTAAATAAGTTATTACCGTCTACTAATAGTGTCTTAATCACATCTGTGATTTAAATGGTGAAACAATATATTAATCCTCTTTCTCTTCTTTCAGTTCAAAATCAATTGAACTAACACCAAGAATATCTTTCCAATATTCTGCATATTCTTTCTTGTAGTTTTCAATCGAAGCTTTCTCTTCAGACGCTTCTTTACCTGCCAAGAATCCGTGTGGTGTCACAATAATCTTTCCGTCTTCATAACCCAATCCATTGATGTGGTTTTTCATTACGGATACTTTTGTTCTGATTGCAAACTTAACACTTCTTTTGTCTTTTGTCGCAGTAATTTTATTTGTTCCCGCACCTTTTTGGTTTCCGAATAAGAATACCAAAGATGAGTTTAACCAAATAGCTTCACCACCTTTTGCTTTAATTTTTGGTTGTCCGAATGGATTGTCAGGTAATTCAACCCAAGGCTGATTTACAATAACCAAAGTGTTTTCATATTTTGAATCAGATTTACGTGAACCTGAAATACGTTGGTTGATACCCATACCAATCTTATCTGCCAATACAGATGCGTTGTGTTGTTTACCACCTTTACCATCGTAAGTCATCTTACAAGGAACTGAACCAACAGAATCCCACAAGAATAATAAACTGTAATCCAATTCACCTTTTTCTTGCGCATCTAATAAACTGTTGATGTAGTCTGTGATTTGTTCGATGTAATCGAAGTCATTGTTAAAGATGTAAAAACCATCCCAATCAATTTCACCCGTTTCTTCATCAACTACTTCCTCACATTCAAACCCCATAAGTTTTGCATGTTCAAAAGACCATTTCTGTTCTGTGATTATGAACACAGGTAGAATACCCTTCTTCTGAGCATCAACCGCAGCTTTAACCAAAGCAGTTGTTTTACCCGTATCCGAGTGACCCAAGAACATATTCAAGTGTCCAATCGCAGGACCTGGTAGTCCAACCGCATCCAAGAAGTCAGGACCTAAGTCAAAAAATCTTTGTGGTTTGTACTTAGCCGACGTAGAGAATTTTTTCTTTACCGAACTAAAATCGTTCTTTTTAATTGCCATAATGATTTGAGTAAAATTCTTTTAGGGTTACAAGTTTATCTGAAGCGTTTGCAAGTTTCTCAACGAAATTATCCATTTCTTCCAAATGTTGTGGATGTTCCCCAATACCCACTGCGTTCTCCATATAAACCATTAATGTTGCCTCAGCTTCAGCAACTTCACTCTCATATTTTAATACAAGAGATTCAAACATTCTTTTTCCTATTCTGTTTTGCATGTGTTTTTTTGTTATAAAAGAAAAGAGCTTGGACACTATGTCTAAATAAGTGCCCAAGCTCAGTTTAATTAGAATGGTAATTCAGAGTCAACCTCATCATTTGCTTGTGGGTCAACGATTGGTGTAGATTTTCCACCACCAATAGATGTAGTTGATTCAACATCGTTTGCGTATACATACCCACCTTTTTCACTATCCCATTTTGGAGTTTCTCCACGAGCGATTGCCTCAAGGTAGTCAACAGGTTTTTTAGAATATACATCCAACCAAGTCAACTCGTCATTAATCCAAGCGTCAGCTTGAGCTTTGTCTTCATGAACCGCATTTGGGTCATCGTACATGATGGTAGAGATACTTGTGTACTCTTTACCTGCAGGTGTTTTAGATTTAGTTAATTCGATGATAAGGTCACGTCCTTTTTCAGGGTCAGTGATATCACCTTTGTTTCTCCAAATCGGAATGATTTTATCCAAGATACCATCATTCTTATAGTTGTGTTTAAATCTCCAAAATTTAACACCATCAGCTTCGTTATCACGGTCGATAACTTTAACGATGTAAAATTTACGAGACTTGTATTGTTTTGCCAATTCTTTGTCTGATTCTTTACCCGTAGACATCAACTCTTCGTAAACCTCATTCAAAGGTGAACGTTCGTTATCATTTTTTCCTGGGTCATAGAACTTATTCCATTGTCCACCAACTTGAATTTCGTGGTACCATGCTTCTTTGAATGGTGAAGAACCATCTGATGTAGGTAGGATACGTACTCTACGTTGTCCTGATTTCTCTTTGTCAGAGAGGATACAAGCGAAATACTTTTTCATTCTTTCGTCTTGCGACATTTTGCTTTGGGCCCCGCCCCCTTGTTGTGCTTTTTCGTACTGTGCCAATACGGCATCTAATGAACTCATCATGTTTTTTATATATTAAGTTTAATTTGTTTTACAATTATAGTATAGTTTTATCGATTTGTCAAATAAAAAAAAGGTCACCTTTTGAGTGACCTTCCATTATTTGTTGTGTTTGTTATTTGTATTTGAACTCGTCTTGAAATCCATTACCTTGGAAAGAATTCTTAATATCATTAACGTTGATGTCGGTCACGTCATCAGGTGTTAAAACATAATCATTTTTTCCTGTTTTTTCCATCTCTTCTGATTTGTCATCAAAAAATTGTGATAATTTTTGATTGAATGGGTATGAGTCATAACTTCTTAACTCCAATTTTTCTTGAGGAGTTTTTTCACGATACTTCTCAATTTTGTTTTCAAGTGCATTTAACTTATTCATGATTGCATCCATCTCACCTAATCTTGATTCCAATTTACCTAATTGTCCAAATAAGTTTTCAAAGTAGTCATCTTGTTTTGATTGAATATCTTTTTGAGTGGTAACTAATTCAGTAATAT